AATACAGGGCAGATGTGGATTAAACCTTCTGAAGGGATAGCATATTTAAGGATAGGCGACAAATGGTGTCCTTTTGCTACTGGAAACCCTGTTACATATCAGAACTCACCGACTTTGTTAATAAGAGGGATAAATATGACTGAAAAAACAAGAGGGAGTTTAGAAAAGGAAGATGTTTTAACTTCGCAGGTTGATAATTGTATATTTGAGTTTGAGGATACGGACGGAGAATATAAACCTACAGAAGGTGACGAGGTTATCTGGTTTTATAAAGACAATCCGAGTGATACTCCTGTAAAAATATTCGCAGGCAGAATTGAGAGAGCACCGCAGAGAGAGATAGGAGAAGGTATAAAAAAATTTATTTATGAAGTTAATTGTATTGATTATAGTGCGGATTTGAATAAAAGATTAGTTGTGGAAAGTTATGAGAACAAAACCTGTAAAGAAATAATAGATGATTTGGTTAATAATTATGCTCCAGAATTTTCTACTTTTAATGTTCAGACAGGGTTTACAGTAGATTATATTAGTTGGAATTATCAGTCAATATCTGCCTGTTTAAGAGATTTAACGGCTTTATCTGGCGGGATATATGACTGGTATGTTGATGAGAATAGAGATATACATTTCTTTATGAAAGAGACTTTGGTTGCTCCGTTTGAATTGAATGAGACAGATGAAAGCGGAAGCAAATACAGGGAGTTAAATATAGAAGTAGATAAATCGCAATTAAGGAATAGGGTTTTTGTAAGGGGAGGATATTATTTAAGCAACGATTATACTCAGGAAATAGTAGCAGACGGAAAACAGAAAGAATTTTTATTGGCTTACAATCCTAAAGAAGCGACAAGTGGTAGTGTAGAAGTTTATGTTAATGGAACTCAAAAAACTTTAGGTATAGACCATATAGATACAAGCGGATATGATTTTGTTGTTAATTATAATGATAAGTTAATAAAAAATCTTGATTATGCTACTTTATCAAATGGAGATGTTTTAAAAGTAGTATATAGATATAAAGTTCCTATATTAGTAAGATTAGATGACGAAACTTCGCAGGAAACAATGAGAAAAATAGAAGGCGGAAATGGAGTTTATGAGCATATTATAGTGGACAGCAGTATAGCGACATTAGACGAAGCAAGAAAAGTGGCAACAACAGAACTGGAAAGATATGCTAATCCGATTATAAGAGGCAGTTTTATAACTAACGAATACGGATATAGGTCAGGTCAATTATTAACAGTAAATTTACCATCAAGAGGAGTAAGTGGAAATTTTTTAATAACAAATGTAAGAACTTATAATATTGATAATATAATGGAGTATGAAGTAAGTTTTGAAAGTATAAAGAGCAAAAATTTGGTTAATTTGTTGGTTGATTTATTAGAAGCGAAAGATGAAATAATTGAAAGAGAGGACGAAGTTTTACAGGAGTTATGTATTGTTGGAGATACAGTAACAGTTACAGAGACAGGAATAAATTACAGCGAGCCTGAAAGTATATGGGATACTGATAAATGGGACGAATTTGAATGGAAGTGAGGTAGAAAATGATTATAAAGAAAAATGATTTAAAAGTTGAAAACCTAAAAAATAAAAGCAAAGATGAACTGATTAAGTTGGTAAAAGAAATGGAGAAATTTCTTGAAAGAGTAAAAAGAAAAAGTATAGACAGCATAAAAATAACAGGTAAGGTTATAATGACAATGAGAGATGTGAACACAGGAGAGGTTGAAGTGGTAGAATATAAAAATTTAATACCAACAGTAGGGAGAGAGGCAATAGCAAGAAGGTTAATAAATGAAGGATTAAAAAGCAATGAGAGTATAATAACTTATGGGGCAGTCGGAACAGATACGACAGCACCTGCTTTATCTGATACGAAATTAGGAAATGAAATATTCAGAAAACAAATTGCATCTACTGAAAGAGTAAACAATACAATTTATATTAGAACATTTCTGACAACAACAGAAGGGAACGGAGATTTAAGGGAGTTTGGGTTATTCGGCGAAGATGCTACTGGGACAACTGACAGCGGGACATTATTTGAAAAAGTAAGTATAAACAGGACAAAGACAAGCAGTAAGACTTTATTGATAGAGAGTATATTAACAATAGAATGAAAATTTTTGTAGTATTAGGAATGCATAGGAGTGCTACTTCGTTAGTGGCAAAAGGATTAAAAGAGAACGGAGTAAATATAGGAGAAAGATTGATGGGAGCAGGTCAGTTTAATAAATGGGGACATTTTGAAGATTTGGATTTTGTAGATATGAATGAAAGAATATTAAGAGAAAACAGAATAAGTTGGGATAAGCCAGGAGATGTAGTTATTTCACAGGAAACAAAGAGAAAGTTAAAAGAATTGATAGACAGGAAGAAAGATAATTCAGATTTTTGGGGATGGAAAGACCCAAGAACGAGTTTAATGATAGATAAATATCTTCCTTATATAGAAAATGAAGATATACATTTTATCTGTTGTTTCAGGAAGATAGAGAATATAGCAAAATCATTACAAAAGAGAGATGGGTTCAGTTTGGAAAAAGGCAAAAAAATAGCAAAAGAATATATAAAAAGGATATTAAATTTTTTAAGTAGTTTTTATTTTGGGGAGGTATAGAATGAGAAAAGGTTTTATTTTAGCATTATTATTAGGTTTTGTCAATATTCTTTACGGAGGCGACTATTTAGGAGTAATGTTTTCGAGTGCAGTAGTTCCATGACAAACAGCAACGGCATCTTGGGCGAATGATATTAGAGAAGATATACAAAGAGTAATTTGGATTTCAACGGAAGCACCGAATAATCCTTTTGTGGGGCAAATATATTTTTCTACTGGAACAAAAAATGAAGGGATATATCAATGGTATGATGGGAGCAGTTGGAAAAATTTAGGGGGATATAAAGTTTCAGTAAGCACAATTTATTCTTTAAATAGTGAAAATAAAATATATTTTGATGATGAATTAAGAGTGCCTGATGCTGGAATAACTTTTGAAGACGGGGAGAAATTACAAAGTTATCGAATACTTTTACAGGGAAAAAATAATGCTGGAACTATTGAAGATGGATTAATATTAGCACAAGATTTTAATACTGGTGGATATGGTGGATTACAATTGGCAGTTTATGATGATATAGGAAAACAAACATTATATCCTCTTAAATCTTATACAAATGGAGGTGGTAGCCTTTATAATTTCTGGGAAGGTGCGAATTATATTTATGGTAATAATACAGGGAATTATACTTTATATGTCAGCACAGCGAGTGATGGGAATATAGGAAATTTTGTAGTAAAAAATAATGGCAATGTTGGGATAGGGACATCAAATCCAAGTAATGCCGTTTTAGATGTGGCAGGTGGTGTAGGTGATTATGGAGCGGTGATAGAAAAAAGATTATCTGTTAGGCACTTAGACGGAAAAAATTGGGATACTAATTCCGTTGCTGACGGAGATTTATATTTACAAAGTGGAGTAAATTATAATACTATTTTGAATTACAATAGTTCAGGTAATGTAGGAATAAAAGATAATACTCCAAGTTATACTCTTGATGTTACAGGCGACATCCACTGCACAGGAAAACTAACTTCCGATGGCGGTAATGACCCACCATACGTGCTTTATAACTATGAGACCAGAAAATCTATAATAGAAAGAGTTAAGAAAGAAGTAACACTTGACAAACTTAACGGTGCTGTTTTGTTTTATAATGGTGAAGCAAGCAGAATGGAATTATTTTTACCAAGCAAAGGAGAGTTCAGGGATTTATTTGGCAAAGTTTTGGCAAGCACTACATCTATAATTAACACTTTTGAAGTAGAGGACAAATATTATTTTGATGATAAAGAAGGAAAAATAAAGGCAATAAAAGTTCCGAAAAAGAAAGCAAAATATAAGATAAAAGAAGGAATAAAATTAGATAATAAAACAGGAATATTCTATAAAGAGGTAAAAGAAAATAAAATTATTATTCCGAAAGAAGAAGCAATAGAAAAGGAGGAATAGATGAAAAAGTTTTTATTTATATTTTTAATTTTTTCAGTTAATTTATTCGGTGGATACAAACAAACTTGGAAAATAGATTACTCTACAACAACTGAAAAGTCAACTTTTACGGCTGTAGGATATTTCAATATTGGTAGTGACACGGACACTTTGAAAATCAAGTTAAATGGAACAAAC